AAGGGTGTTGATGACCCAGGCAGCCTGTAAGCCTTCGCCGGACATTCTCGCCAGCAGGACCACCGCCGCCATCATCTCACCAAGGCCAATCGCTACTTTTGCAAAGTTTACCCGCGCATCGTTGCCCAGCGCAGCATAGATCGCCACGGCTCCTGCCAATACCAGCATTGCACTGGAAATGGTCAGGATCGAAGCCGCACCGTCCGCTCCGGCCAGTCGGGATGCCGCCGTGATCGCTGCAATTGCTACACCAACTTCAGTCAGCCCGATCACCGCCGCATCTCCCATCGCGGCAAACAGCCCCACGGCTCCTGCCAGTACGATGAGGGAAGACGACATCACCAGGATGGCCGCGCCGGAGCCGAACTTCGTCTTGGCTGAGAAAGCCGACATGGTGGTCATCAGGAGCATCAGGGTCTTGATGCTGGTCATGGCCGCATCCAGCCGGACAAGCTGAATGTTCGCCAGACTGCTCACCGCCTGTGCTGCGATCCAGATGCCACCGGCCATGGCTGCAATCGCGGCTCCATTTTGAAATCCGGTCGGGCCGATCACCTTGTTCACCGCAGCCAGAGCCGTGGCCATGGTGGTCAGCAGTCCGCCCAGCGAAACCACCGCCATACCGGCTTTTACCAGGCTGGTGAACTTGATCTCGCTCAGGGGCTTCAGGGCGGTGGAAAGCACCTTGATGGCACCGCTCAGCGCCACCAGCTCCATCGCCGTCGAAAGGATCACCTTGTGGTTCATGGCCTTCTCGCCCACCACCAGCGCCAGAGAGAGCTGACGCATCGCCAACATCATGGCAACGATGGACGCGGTCACAACGGCCAGCGCTGCGGCATTTGCTGCAATGTCGCCCTTCTGCAGGACCTCCATGACCCGGGAAAGTCCCTTGGTAATGGAGCCAATGGCAATGCCCAGTCCGATCAGCGCCGCAGCAGTGCCCCACAGGGTCGCCGCGTTCAGGGCACTGGCTTTCAGGCTGTCAAATGCTTTCGTGAACCGCTTGGTGGTAGGCTCCAGCAGCTTTGCCGAGATCGTCAGCAGGGTCACGAAGCCAAAGACCGTAATGGCGATCTCCGTGAACCTGTCGGGGTTGATCCGGCTCATCACGTACATGGCCCCGGCCAGGATCAGGATCGCGGTGGCCATGCCGGTCAGGGTCTTGGTGCTCTCGTTCTTCTGCCAGGTCTTGATCGCGCTGGTCAGCTGCTTAAAGGTGCCGGAGATGGAGTTGAGCATTCCAGTCAACGGGGTCTCCAGCATTGTTTTCAGGCTCTTGGTGGCTTTTGCCATCTGCCCGATGCTGAACGCCAGCAGTCCCACGTCGATCAGGCTCATAAACCGGTAAACGTCCGTCCCGCTGATGGCATCAAAGCCCTCTTTCACAGCGGTAAAGAACTGTTTCACCGGGGCAAAGGCATCCCCCACCGAGCCGTTGATCTTGTTCATGCTGCGCTGGAAGCTGGAAGCAAACTCACTCATGGATTTGCTCAGGTTCTTCGGCATGTCAATGAGGTTCTGCTGGAAGTCCTCCAGATTCGGCTTTGTCAGCCCCAGCACCTGCACCGCATTCTCACCAAGGCCCCCCAGTTTGGAAAGCAGGGTCGAGATCGCCATGCCAAGCGCGCCCAGGATGCCAATGCCTCCGCTTGCTGCGGTCCGGATCACAGCGCTCAGTCCGTCAAAGGCCCGCCTGCCCACGGAGTACAAGGTACCCAGCAGGCCGGTGCTCTCCTCGCCTTTTTTCAGGAAGGTATCGATGTACTGCGCGATCTTCGTGTTTTTCAGCATGCTGCCCAGTGCATCCACGGGGCTCAGGAGCTTCATCAGCGCCGTCTTGATGCCGCCCAGCTTCTCCCGCAGGGTGCCGCTTCCGGTGGCAACTTTATAGATCGTCTCAAGGAAATCCCCAAGCCCGGCTCCCACGCTCAGCATCACCTGTGCCACAGGCTTCGCAGCGTTCGCCAGCAGCGAAAATGCTTCCTTTGCCACCGCGCCGATCTTGCTCAGGATCGTGGTAACGCCTTTCAGCACCGTGAACAGGCCCTTGAAGGTATTCTTGATCTTCTCTGCGGTCTGGTCGGTGATGATGAGCTTCTGGGTCATCAGGTCGAGCCGTTCGGCAAAGCTGTAAATGCGCTCCCCGTCTGCGGGCGGGAAGATCTCACTGAACGCCTCCTTCACAGGGGCCACCACTTTGCCAATGGCATCCATGATGTTCCAGAAGCTCTGCACCAGATGCTCTCTGCCGGAAAGCTCGCCGATCTTCTTGGCGTACTCGTCCAGATCCAGGGTTCCATTTTGAATCTCGGCGTTCAGCTTCGCAAAGGCTTCCGCATCCCGCTGGATGGTCTCCCGGTCATAGTGCTTTGCGGCCATCTCCTTGTCGCTCAGGGTCAGCAGCTTTTCGGCACTGGTCTGTGCTTCGTCAAGGCTTGCTTTCAGCAGCTGGGCACTTACGCCGTTCTGCTGCAATGCCTTGGTAAAACTGCCCGCTTCGGTGATCTGGTCCTCGGTCACAGCACCGCTGGCCAGTGCCACCTGCTGGAGGGTGTAGCTGTAGGCATCTGCCTGGTCCCCCAGCCTGCCTTGCAGCTGTGCCCATCCACTGTTCAGTCCGTCCTTCAGCCGTTCGTTCAGCCCGTCGATGCTGGGCACAAAAATGTCGTACAGCCGATCCGAAAACTCTGTCCAGGTCTCGGTGGCTTCTTCCTTGTTGCCAAAGAATGTCTCGAATACAGCCATCCATTTTGAGCTGACCGCGTCCTTGGTGGAATCAATGGCCTGTCCAAAACTGGTTGCCTGCTGGGCGGCGAGAGCCGCACGTTCTGCCAGCTCGCCGTATTGACCGCTCAGCTTCTCAAGGGCCTCGGAGCTGGTCATGCCCTTGTTCTTCTGGGTCATCTCATAGGCCGCTTCCATCATGGAGGCGTACTTCTCAAAGGTCTTTTCCATGACCTTCGTGTTGGCCCACTTTTTGGAAAGGGAGCTCTCAAAGGTGCCAATGGTCACCTCGCCCTTTTTCAGGGTGCCCAGCTCCACCGCTGTGTCAATGAGCTCCTGCTTCAGGGCCTTGGTGGCCGTACCCATCAGGTTCAGGCTCTTCCAGTCCTGAAGCTGCAAATGTCCAGCGCTGTAGCTCTGGGTCAGGTTCCGGATGGTGCTCTGGAACGCAAAGCCCGTCTTGCCCGCGTCTGCGGTGGCGTTGGCAATACCCATGATCATGGGGATCATCTTGTCGATGTTGCCGCCCGCAGCCGTCATCTGGGAAAGGGCGCTGGTCATCTCGCTGAAGCTATAGCTGGTCTCATCGGAGTACCACATCAGCTTGTTCAGGTAACCGTTCACCTGATCGATGCTCTTACCCGTGGCGTTCATGATGGTCTGAACGTTGGAGGTCTTTTCGGTGTACTTGTCCCAGCCGCTGGCCACCTGATCGATAGACAGACTCTTGACCAGCTTCTCGCCCGCGTCCACAAATTTGTTGGTAATGTTCACCAGCGCTGTGGTGGCCACGATGTTCAGGCTCGAGAACTTGGATTCCAGCCGGTCAAGGCTCGTCTGCATGGTGGCAAAGTCCACGTTCTCCGCGGCTGCGTCCAGCTTCTCAAAGCCCTTTTCCGCTCCCTTGAACTGGAGCTTCTCCATCAGCCGGTCAATGGTCGAGATGGTCTGTTTGGTATTTTTCTCAAAATTTGCGTTGTCAAACCGCATTTCAACAACGCGGCTGTCTACTTCCTGGCTCATTCTGTCCTCACCTCGCCCCATGCCCGTGCTGCGATCCGCTCAAAAATGGGCCGCATCGCAGGGTTGATATAATCCACGCCCTCTACGTATCCTCCGTTTCGTGTGCCGTGTCCGTATTGCAGGATCACCGCAATGGGCACACCGTCCACGATGTTGGAGTTTCTCCATGTAATGGCGATGCTCTCTTTTCCCTTGGTCACCGTGTAGCTCCAGCTTGCCGCCGTCTTTCCCGTGTCCTTCGGGGTCGCCTTCGCAAGGGCCTCCACACCCTCCTGTCCGTATCGGTCCAGCAGCTCGTCCAGGCTCAGGTTCGAGCATCGCTTCAAAAATTTCCGGCTCTTCTTCCAGTCGCCCTTCTGGCGAAAGACAATTACTTTTGGCATCTTACCCTCTCGTCTTCAGCCGGGCCTTTCTCTGCTCGTTCAGCATCCGCTGTTGGGCTATCCGGTCGCCCTTGCTCATCTTCTTCGCCGGTGCCTGGCTCTCCTGGCATACCCGGATCAGGGTCAATAATCGGTTCAAATGCCACTTCTCGCACTCTTTCGGAATGCCAAAGCTGAACATCTGGCAGTACAGCACCTCAGCCGTGGTCTCGGTCCCGCTTTTCCGGGGCGGTCGTTTTGGCTGGGGCTTTCCTGCGGTCTTTCGTTCGTTGGGTCTCAGCTCCCCGCTGAACCATGTTGCGGTCATGGGAGCTTCCATATATTCGTTAATGGAACGGTACTGTTCCCGGGTCAGTCTGGCGTACACTTCGGGGTCTACCCCCTTGGTCACCGTCATGCAGCGGATGTAGTCCAGCCACTGCTCCACGGTCAGCTTGTCCAGATTGCTCAGGAACGGGATGTTCCAGTTGCTTTCCCAATGAGCCAGGGAGAGCAGTGAATGTTCCAGCTTCAGGACCACGGCAGGCGTGTAGACAAATTCCTCTGTCTTTTCGTTCCACCGCTGTTGTCCCGGTATCGTAAGCGTCATCATTTGCTTTCTCTCCCTGGTGTGTGTTCATTGAGGTGCCCTTCTCAGAGCACGCTCCATTTTGAATGTTCTTCCAAACAGAGCTCGCCTCTTTGGGGAGCTCCGCGACGCGCCGCCCTTTGGCGGACGGAGCGGTAAGAGGGGCATGTTACTGCTCCTCAGTGCCCTTCACGGGGGCTTCCAGCACCTTCAGGCCGGGCTGTGCGTTCACAGGGGCGGCCTTCTTGGTCTCCTCCTTCATGTCCTCCGGCAGGATGCCCTCAAAGAATGCGGCTGCGGCCTCGCCGTTGGATGCCAGCTTGTAGTACAGGTCGCTGTAGGCCTGGGTGGACATAAAGTCCGCCAGCACCGCATCGTTCTTGATGAACTTCCGGCCGTCCGGGCTCAGCACACCGTAGCTCTTGCAGATGATCTGCTTGAAGAGCTTTGCAAGCTCCAGCTGGCTCTGGGCGGCAGTGATGCGGTTGATCATCTGCACAAGGCCGCCCTCGGTGGTCAGCTCCATCTCCATGATCTCGGCACGGGTCAGATTGAAGTAGTAGTCTTCCGTCCGCTCAGTACCGCCAAAGTCCACGGTGGTCATCGTCTTTTTCAGCATTTTTCTTCTCCTTTATCGTGTTCATTGATGCCTGGCTTCTTACATCTGGCCCTCGCTGTCGGTGATCAGCTTGATCAGCTCGTCGGGGGAAGGCAGGGTCGCCTCGGCATTCTCGGTGCCCCAGAGCGTGTCCTGAATGGCCTTCACGGTGGCAGACTTCAGCTTGGCGCAGTCGATCTCCATGTGGCTGGTGGGGCGGTGGCCGGTCACGCTCACGGGGGAGGTGGTGCACTCCCAGCTGAAGGTGATAGCATCGGGGTTATCGTTGATGGTGGCATAGCTCTTCTCGCTGGGGGAAGCGGTGCTGTTCCACGCAATGTGGATCTTCTGGCCCACCTCGTCGTCAACGTCGTTGCCCACGGTGGTCACCCAGCTGCAACCAAAGCCCTGGCGCTTCTGCTGGCCGATGGAAACACCCGTTGCAACCTGTGCGGAACCGTCGCAGGGCTCCCACTCGGTGGGGTAGGTGTAGGCTTCGATGGTGTAGCCGTACTCCTCGGCAGAGCGCAGAGAAGCATACTTGATGTCGTCAGCGTAGAGCTTGGTCTCCTCAGCGCCGGAGGGGCTCTCGGTCACGGCGGTCAGGCCATTCCAGGCCACGCCCTTATCGTAAGCGCCGGTGTTGTTCATGGGATACAGGACACCCAGCTTGGTGCCCATCTCGTAAAACTTTTCGCCGACCGCGTCCCAAATTAATCTGGACATATAGTTCCTCCTTAGATGTAGATCGTAAAAACGGTGTGGTATAATCCGTCCGAAACAAAAGAGCGGTCGTAGGTGCATTTTGGCAACACACTTACGGCCGCTTTGATCTTGCTGTCAGGGTCTTTGTCCATCACGGTCACCGTGTAGAACGGATGCTGGATGTAGACCCTGTTGTTTGCATAGTTGTTCCGGATCCTGGTTTCGCTGTACACGATGCAGGGATACTGGAGCTGGAATCCCGCTTTCGGCTGATAATAGAGGTGGATCGACTTTCCGTTCTCCTTCAGCACTTCGCGCAGGAGCGTGTCAACCTTCAGCCGTGCTTCCATTCCAGAGCCCTCCCAAGGTCAGGATCAGGCGCGGGTATTGTACCTTCACGCCGGTCACCTGCCATTTCTGTCCCATAAACACCGCATACCGGAGATCGTAGAGATGGTCGTTTGCAAACGGGTCCGCCAGAACGCTCAACTGGTTTCCAACCGTGATGTCGGGGTTCACCTTGTCCCCCATCTGCATCTGCCGTCCAAACTCCAGCACGTCCCCGTAATAGGTGCGTTCCGTCATCTTCTCGGTAAATACGCTGGGGGCGGTCTCCTCCACCTCATCTGCAAATCCCAGCTTCCCGCAGTATCTCATCTCTTCTCACTCCATTTTGATTTGTTGTGACTAACCTTGAAACCTGAAAAGATCAGGCCTCGTCCGCAGCCATGGTGCAGGTGGTGGGGGTGGTGCCGTCGGTCACAACCACACCGGCAGCCACCATGGCCACAGGAAGGTAGGTCTTATCGGCAGCCATCACGATCAGACGGCCCAGCTTAAAGGCCTTCTCCACATCAGCCTTCTTGGCCTGAACCTTGTGGGCCTCGTCCTCGTACAGCTTCTTGTCGGTGTGCAGGTAGGCAACGTAGTTTGCCACGTGCAGGTCATAACCGGTCTCGTAGATGGTGTTCAGCATAGTTCTATCCTTTCTCTTTAAGCAGCCCACTCAACAGCCATGGCGCTGAACGGGGTGGTCAGAGCGCCGGAGCAGCGGGTCTCGATAAGGTACTTCTGGGCGTTGAAGTCGATGTCGAAGTCGTCGAACATGGAAACAGCGCCGCCCTTGTCTGCGCCCACGGTGTAGTCGGCCAGGTTCACGATCAGGCAGACCAGGTCACCGCCCTTGGCACCCTTGCGGCCCTCCATCTCGGGGATGGTCACAATGTTCTTCACACGCAGCTTGCGGGCCAGAGCAGCCTCGTCAGCATACAGCGGGTGGCCGATGCCGTCCTCCAGCAGGAGCATCTCGGTCAGAGCGTCCTCGGTGGTGAACAGGGTGGGGGTGCCGGAGCCGCGGTACTCCTTGCGGCTGCGCAGGATCTGCTTGATCAGGGCCTTGTACTTGTCCTCCACGGTGGTCAGGCCGGTGGTCTTGCACTGGACCTTGATGGTAAACAGGTCGCTGTCGTTGAACACAGGGCGGATGCAGTTCTCATCGATCTTGTCCTCAGAGGCAGCCAGACGGCCGTCGCCCAGCAGGTAAGCCAGAGCCAGCTCACGGTTCAGCTTCAGGCGCATCTCCTGCTTCAGCCATGCCACAACGTCAAAGCTGGTAATGTCGATCACGTCGTCGCGGTCCAGCTTCTGCTTCTTGTACACGGTGGTGGGGCTGGTAGAGCGGCGCAGCAGGCCAAAGACCTCTTCCTTCTTGAAGTTGCCCTTGATGTAACCCTTTGCGCGGGCATCCTCCTCGGTCAGGTCGGCAAACATGCTCTTGAACCGGCTGAAAGGAATGTGGTGCACAGCGCCCATGACCACGCTCACCCAGTCGTCGGGTTTGTCGATGATGCGGGGCGTGGTGTCCAGCAGGTGATCCTCAGGGAACAGCCAATCGATGTTGTCGATGCTGTGGGCCAGCTCATCACTGTCCATGCCGGCATCCTCAAAGGCAGCCTTCATGGTGCCGTGGCTCTTTGCGGTCTTGACCACGTTGTTGATCTCTTCGATGCTGTGCTTCAGCACAGTTGCGTTGGTATCCTTGTCGAAAACATTCTGCTTCACGGTATCGTCCTCCTCACCGTCATCGTTGTCGCCGCCTTCCTGCTCTTCCAGGGCCAGGCCCACCAGAGCATGGCAGCACTCTTTCTGCTCGTCGGTCATGCTGTTGTAGACCTGTTCGAGCGTCTTGCCTTCGTTCTTTTCGTCCGTCCTTTTGGCTTCCTCCTGTGTTGCTTTATCGTCGGTCACGGCATCGCCGCTGTCCGCACTGTGTGTAAGGTCTTCCAGCGGGTTGCCCTCGGGGTCCATGCCGTGGGTCAGGCTCAGGCCGTCCTCGTTATAGATAAAGGCCTCGCCGCCCTCGTAGTCCTCATCGGCGCTGTGCTTTACCACCTCGTCGATCAGGGCACCCGGGTTGCATCCGGCCAGCACCAGGCTCACTTCCCGGATAAAGCCGTGCTTCACGGTGCTGCCCACCTTCTTCAGGCCGTTGGCAAAAATGGAAAAGGCGCTCAGGTCGCCGCTCTCCACGCACTGTCTTGCGGTCTTGCCGGTGTCGGTGTCGTTGAATTTGGCATAGCAGTACACGCCGCCGGGCCGGTTCTCCAGCAGGCAGTGGCCGATCACGTTGTCCACGTTGGCGTGGTCGTGGTTGTACACCATGGGCACAACCTTGCCGCTGCACTCCTTAAAGGCATCCTGCGCGATCACCAGCCCGTCATAGCACCGGACGTTCGCTTTCGTCGCCCAGCCGCTGCAATCGTAGTCAAAATTAACCATTTTGATTTGCAATACTCCTCTCTACGGCATTCCGCCCTGCCGTGATCGTTTTGTTCTGCGCCGCAATTTCCTCACTGCTCTGGCTGATGTTTGCATTCCGCAGTTCATCTGCCTTGGGGTCCTTGCTGGGTTTCATGCCAATGGCCTGCCGGAACTCGTTGGAGGTCATGATCTCGTTGCGGGTAAACTTGTCAGCCATTTCGGCAACGGCGGAAACAGGGGTCAGCTTGAACGGGTCACGGAAGTACATCACGGATTCCCGGTTCGCCCGGTCGTCCTCGGTCAGGAACTTCCGCCGGATCTCGTCCACGGCAGCCGCCACAATGGGTTCGATGGTGCGGTTCTCATAGTTGGTCATCACAGCATCGGAAGCAGTACCGTTCATGATCTCCGGGGTGATACCCAACTGGCTGTATGCCATGTTGGTCAGGTATTCCACGGTCTTCAGAAGGTTGTTTTCGAGGCTGCGGTTTAACTGCGTGATATGTTCCGTGCCATCGGTGTAGGCAATGCCGTATTTGGAACCGGCGAGCTGCTGTTCGATCTGTGCCCGCCGTTCTTCAGCCTGTTTCTTCCGGATCTCGCCCTTCACAACGTAGGGCAGCTGGATGATCAGGTCGAGTTTGCCGCTGCCCACCTGTTCGTCGATCACGTCCATCAGGTTCAGCTTCCGGATCAGGCGCTGCACCGTGCCGTTGGGCTCGTTCATCACGGCATAGAACGGGTTCTCCACCAGGGCCACCTGTGTCTTCGGCAGGGTGATCTCCTCTTTCCGTCCGGTCCGGTCGTTGTACACTTCCAGCCGCACGTCGTCCGGGTACCATTCCAGCACCCTTCCCACCCGCATGGATTCGATCCGGGTCTTACCGGTCTTCCCATCGTAGTCCACGTCAATGGGCACCAGCGCAATGCATCCCTCGTCCAACATGGAAAGGAACATGTCATATCGCAGTGCCCGGCCCGTCTGGTCCTTGTTGCCGGAAAGGTTCAGGCAAGAATTAAGGCCCGAATCAACGGTTTCGTCGTAGCGTCCGTTTTCATCGAGCCTTACATGATTGATGGTAATTGCCGCAGCGTCCATTGCAATGCGGGTGTTGATGGCCGTCATGATCGTCCGATCATTGCTTCGGTTCAGCCTTACCCGGTCAGGCCGGTAGCTGTATCCTTCGCCGCTTCTTCTGGGAGGATCCCGGTTCAAAAACGCATTCCAGGCGTGTCTCAGTCTGGAGCCAAAGGTTTGTGATGCCATTTTGATTTCCTCCAGACCTTAACTGTCTTTCTTGTCGTCGTCTTTCTTCTGCTGGTTTCCGCCAGCGCTTCCGCTCACAATGGCGTTCGCCAGATCAGGGTTCTTGAGTTCCTTCGTGATGAACTGCTTTGCTGCGTAGCTCATAGCACCGGAAGCGGCCTTGGTCAAAAACTGCTGGGAAGCGTTCGTCATTACGGTCTTCACAAAGCTCTGCCCGCTGTATACGTCCTTCCGCAGCTGTTTCACGTCCTTCTGGAGCTGGAGCCGCTCTTTCTCGGCTTTCAGTTCCTTGTTGGGGTCGTCCGCCCGGATGTTGGTCTGCCCCTGAAGATCCCGGTACTGCTTTTCCATTTGCAGCCGGTTGATCCGTGCCCGCAGCTCCTCGTCGGAGTAGTCCTCCGCATTTTTCCCGGTTCGCTTGGGCGCATACTCTGTCTTGGGCTCCTGTGCATCCTCACCGGCGTTCCCGTCCCCGGCATAGTGCTTCTTGCCTGCGGCCGTCAGGGTACCATCCTTGTTCTGGTACCGCCGCACGCCCCACTTCATGCCCTTGATGCCCCAGTGGTATAGCTCGTCCTTGTATACCTGCATATTTGTCTCATCACCTCAGTTCTTTCCGGCAACGTACTTCTTGGTACTCTTCCCATCCGTATCTCGCAGCATCGTGCTTTTGGTTTCATGGTGAAACAGCTTAGAAACAGCATCTTTTCCGCGCTGATAAATAGATTTTCCGCTTTTCTTAGACTTTTTATTCTTAACCGTTTTCACAGAAACCACTCGCATAGATGTGCGATGCTGCGTGCCGTCGATAAACGTAAATATTTTGTCGAAACCGTGAACTCCATTTTTCAGAGTACTGGTTTTTCCATTCAGTTTGCTGGGTTCATAGCTCTTGATTTTTTTTCAGGTTCGATGAACTAGGAAGCCCTGTATTGCCCCAGCCTGTAATGATGTTCGTGCGGCCTTTTACTTTCTTCAGCTCTTTCGGGTCTTTGCTAAAGATTTTATGATTTTTGTCCGCGTTTTGTTTTCGGGTTTTGTACGCACCATACTCCCTGGCATCGTAAAAATACCGGTACTGCACCAGTCCGCGTTTATCGGTTCCTACCACCACACGGGCGTAATATTTGTGGTCCTTTCTTTCTCCGCCCACTTCCGAATGAGCCAGATAATTCCACCAATCGTTCACTCTATCGCTCCTTTCTTTGGTTTACAATGTTTGTCAGCTGTGTTATACTCTTCTCACCGAATGTTTCTCGACGAAGAGGGCTATATCATGTTAGTGGTCGAATGTCCTATCTGCGGTGCGAAAACACCGATTCCCAAAGACAGGCCGGATGAAATCACATGCTCTGGATGCGGAAATACGCTCAATCTGCAAGAGGCGGAAACAGAGAAAGATTCATGTACAAAAGCCGGTCTTCTTGCAACGATCAAGGAGACTGCTGCAAATGCAGCTTCTTCTGTATCGTCTTTCGTGAAGCGCCATCCGCGCGTTGTAATTGGTGTTGTAGTCGGAGTTCTAGGCACTGCCGGTGCTATAGTAGGAATACAGAAATTGAAAGAATCTTCCGACGAACGATCAGAAGATGACACTTCATTGCTTCCGGAGCGGAACAATAATGAGATTGCGTCGTGTCATGAAGATACCTGTGACGAATCCGATTCAGGGTTTACGGATTGGGATTATCTGTCATATCTGTCAGACAACTGTTATAACTGCGGCGCACCCCTTAACAACGGCTGCTATACCGAGCCATGGGAAGACCCCTTAACAACGGCTGCTATACCGAGCCATGGGAAGACGGCAGCAATGAATATGGATATTGGATCTGTCCACGTTGCGGAGCCATCAACGAAGATTGGAACAGCATCGATGACGACTGATTTCACTCCATTTTGATTTTAGTGAACAAAAAAGCGCCAGCGTACCATGTTTTTGTAACACAATACGCTGGCATTTCATTTATTGCATAACCCTACTCAAATAAGGGAGGATACTGTCATGTATATCATCATCGGACTCATTCGTTCGTCGGTACTTTATGCCTTCATTCTGTCGGCGATTTGCGGTTCATTCTCGATGGATTTTTTCTTTATTTACGTGGCATTCATTTTCTGGGTTTTTCTGATGAGTAAAATCAAACGAGATGGTTGTGATATGAGTGAACTTCTGTTTGAAGCACTAAAGCACGATATACTTGTTCCTTTTTTGGGTGTCCGATCTCTTGTACTGATTTTGTCAGGGAAGTATCTTAGTGATCCGCACGAAGATCACGCTTCTCTTTTTCTGTCACAAGGCATCATTGAAGGCGTATGGGGCACGCTTATTGCGATCTGCCTTGCAATCACGATCACACAGGTGCTGTAACCCTTACTCAAACGCATCCCGGTTCTGTTTCCACGCCACGTAAGCGTCCATCATAGCAGCCACGGCATCGATCTTCTGATCCTGCCGCTGTTTGTAGAGCTTCCGGTTGCCGTTGGTGTCCACCAGTGTAATGCAGTTGCCCATGGCAAATTGCATCAGCTGTTCGTCAAACAGCAGTTTCCGCTGTTCGCTCAGCTTTTTCAGCTCACCCAGCGGCACGCTCTCGGTCTTTGCACCCTGGATCACTTTCACAACGCCAAAGGTGCTGTTTTCATCGCCCCAGCGCTTCACGAACTCCTGTGCGTTGTAGGGGTCGTAGCCAAACGCCCGTACGTCGTACTCGTTCTCCATGATAAAGTTGTCCAGGTCATCGTACACCTGCATCATGTCCAGAACCGTGCCGTCAAACACGAACAGGGTCCCTTCCCTCATGAATTCCTCATACTGCTGCCGTCTCGAAGCCGGAAGCTGGCTGAGGGTGTAGGATGTGATGTAGTCCCGGGTCTTGACCCCAAAATATCCGTTGGACAGCGGAAACAGGAAGGTAAAGGCGCAGAAGTCGTCGCCCATGGAAAGGTCCGCACCCATGGCACAAGGCATCTGCCAGAAGCTTCTCTTCCTGTGGCACAGGGTCTCCTCGTAGGGAAAGAAATAGGTGTAGCCCTCCATGGGCAGGTTGAAGCGCTTGGCCAGAATATCGTTTCGGGCGCTGGGGGATTTCTCCGCACGCTCCACGTCCAACTGGTAGGTCTCGTAGCTCACGGTCTTGCCCAGGTTCGGGTTTGCCTTCAGCCACATCTCCGGCTGGCCCACTTCCTCAATGGAATCCAGCTTGTAGTACCAGATGGACACATGGGGGTTGACGTACTCCCCTTTCAGGATGCTCATCAACTCCATTTTGATGTCGTCGCCGCAGCCGTTGCGCACCGTGCCCTCGGAGGAAGCCGCCACGATGAGGTAATTCTCGTTCTTGGCCGCGCCCTGCTCAATGGCACCAATGGGGTCTTCCCGGATGTCGCAGGAGAGCCACTCGTCCACGGTCGCCACAGTGTCGCGCCGTCCTTGCAGCTTCTCAATGGTCATCGGGCGCACTTCCAGCAGGCTGTTGGTCAAAAAGTTCTCGATGCCCTTCTTGGTGGAAGCCATCTTCACCCGGTCTGCCTTGGAGCCGGTGGTGTTTTGCAGGCTGCCCTCGGTCATAAACTGGAACACCGGCCCCTTTGCCCGCGCCAATGCGGTACGGAAGGGTGCCAGCACCTCCTCGGCCTGTTTCATGGTCGGGGCGGTGGTCAGCTGCTGGGTCGTGGTGGTGTACGCCGTCAGGAAGTACGCCTGCAAAAACTCCAGATACATAGTCTTCGCGGCCGATCGGGTAATGATGAGGTATTGCTTTGTCACCAGCCGCTTTTTCAGTCGCCGGGTCTCGTAGTGTCCGCCGCCTCCGCGCTCGTTCGGCACAAAGACGCTTCGTTCTACAAAGTAGTACCATCCAAAGATCTCTTCAGCCCATAACTTGAAACTGTCCAGCAGCTTCACGTCGGTGCCGTCGGTCAGGGTCAGCTCATCCTCGCAAAAGGAGATAAAGCCGTTCACCGCCTTGTCGTCATAGTAGATGCCCGGGTTGGCGATCAGGTCGTCGATCCGCTCCATCTCCATGGCAATTTCCCGGCATACGGGTATTTCGCCACGCATCACGGCCTCCCGAAAACGGCCGTAGTAGATCGGCGTGGCCGTGTTCGATAATGCCATTTTGGTTCCTCGTCTTGCTCCGTTTCACTCGTTCAGGCTTTGGGTCGGTAAAAGGGCTTGTCCAGGGTGTAAAAGCATCGGATATCATCCGGGCATTCGCATGTTCCCTGTCGAGCGCATCCGTTGCAGATATCCTGCGTTACCCGCCCAAACCAGTCCTTTTTCTCTGGTGTTTCCATCCAGTGCTCCACCCATCGCGCTGCTACTGTCCGTCCCATGTGTTGTCATGCTCCACGTTCAGCCGCCATTCCATCTCGGAGGCAGTATTCTTCAGTGCTTCCATGGTGGTGCTGCTCTGGGGCGGGTCAAAGCCCAGCAGCCGTACCTTCACGGCCACATAAGCCTTCACGGCTTCCACCTTCACCGGGTCGGCAACGAACTCCGTCCATTCGTTTTCTTTCCCGAAAATGGCGTACCCTTCGCCGGGCCCCACGCCCATCTGCACCAGTGCAAACAGCGCCATGTTGATATACATGATGATGTCCGCATCAAAGTCGGTGCACTCCTCGGCAATGCCCAGCAGCTTCTTCACGCTCGTCAGGATCGAATTCATTTTGATTCCTCCTCGGCATCGCTGTCGCCACCCATAATGTAGCTCATCATGGCGTAGTACCAGTCCTTCTGAGCCCTCGCCAGCAGTTCCAGTTCGGCCAGATGGTGGGACGCACCGTCCTTCCCCATGGCCGCTTCTTTCTGTGCACTCTCCTCGACCAGCTTGGCCAGCCTCCCCGCATCAATCGCCACTTGACCAGGCTTCAGCAAAACGAGGTCTCCCCCAGCACTCGGAGCAGCGTTTTGTGCGGTCACAGCCTGATTCTCATCCCTCCGCGGGACAATCTTCATCCCATCAAACGTGATATCCCCGGCCCGTGTTGCCCGCACCTGCTGCCCATCCGCATTTGTCGCCAGAGCATCGTCAAAGTCAAAGCCCTTGTTCCGCGGTACAGCCGTATAGCCCTGCTGGAGCCCTGCTTCCGCAATACCCACGTTCGCCCAGAGCAGTGCCTCGTCCAGCTTGGTCAGCGCCAGGCTTCTCGCGCGGCTCGGTGCAAGATGCTGGAGCATCGCCTCTGCCTCTTCCAGCTTCCGCCGCAGCCCCATGGCGTAGTCCTGCTCTCGCCGGTTAAATGCTTTTTTCTGGTACATACTCATTTCCTCCACTGGATATCAGACTTTTTTCTTTACATACAACATATGGATTGATATACTTATCTCAAACGGTTTTTCTTATACTTCGGAGGCAATATATGCAGTCTTACACCTGTCCCAACTGCGGTGCTCCTGTAAAAATGGATGACCACGGTGCATTTCTCGAGTGTCCTTATTGTGGATCACAGTTCAAGCCCGATGATTCTTCATCTGATGAGCCAAGCAGTCGTCAAACGGATTCGGACGATGATAACGAAGAACTTCGCACCTATGCAGAAATAGTAAATCGCCATATTCCAGAATTTTCGGTCACCGAATTTATCGATAGAGCCAAGCATATTCTCGAAAGAACTCTTGATTTTCTCGGTGATCACGGAATGTACATCCAAGTCGGTGTCGTTTTGCTTTTTGTCGCCTTAGCCATTGTCAGTTTCTTCTTGTAACTTATTCATGTTTTTATCCATGGGCAGGTGTCACCCGGTCTTCTTTCTCCGTCCGGCAGCTTTGGGCCCTTTCCCGTTCCGTAATGGATCACCTTGTGCGTTGCCGCCGAAGCACAAATGGCGTTCTCCGGGTCAAGCAGCTTTTCGCTGTGCTGGAGAACGTCATCTTTTGTTATGGGGTTTATGTGGTGGATGGAGATCTTCGGTCGGATCGGCCTTCCGTCCCGCAGCACCCAGTCTGTGATCGGGTGGTCTTTGCACCCCAGGTCGCATCCCATGTCTCGGGCAATGATCCGGTCTCGGAACTGCCGCCACTCTCTCGATTGGTAGAAGTCCTGGTTCAGCCATCGGTCAAACCCAAAGGTATCTCTCCCCACTTCCCCGTGCAGCTGTAAATACTCCAACCTCTCCTCGTAGGTCGGCAGGGTGCAAAGTTCCGTGTAGCTTTTCATGCAAACAGCTCCAGTATCTCGCAGAGTGCAATAACCCCAGACAGTACCCCGAGAACATACAGCATGGTCATACTTACAGCATTTTCCGGATGCTCCCCCAAGTATACGGCCACCATGAAGATTGCAAAACTGCATAACCACAGTACAGCCAATAGCATCTGGATATTCGTTATTGACATTTCACCCAACTACCCCATTCTTACGCAGCAATTCATATAGCACCAACATTACACACCACAGTAGCGCAGGCATTCCGAAATGCGCAAATATCTCAAGCGCATAACTCTGGGTGTGCTTCTCGACCCACTCGGCAAAGAATAGTGGTACAAAAAATAATCATCACAACCATGCTCAGGGCAAATGCAACGTCAATTAATGTCATACTCGTCATCCTCTCCCAAGCCGTTGTATTTCTTCATGGCAGCAATGGCCTTCTCGTACATCTCCTCGGAGTGCTTTGCATTCTGGAGTGTCTCGGTCTTTGCCCTCAGCAGCTTGTTTTCCTCTTCCAGCTTTGTTTTCTCCAACTCGTTCTTAGAGGTCGCCAGCTTCAGAAAATGGGTCGTCTCAGCGCTGGATGCCGTACCTTCCAGCAGTCGTCTCTCAACCAGCTTCATTGCCAGGTTGATCATATAGTTTTCTTGTGCTTCCGGGGTTCTTGCAGGCCGCGAAGTTGCAGCCGACATTTCGCCCGGAGCAGACTTCTTAGGTTTCATTGCAATAACCTCGTTTCACATTCTTATTTTGCTTTTGCAAGGGTTCATGGGAGTCGCAGTAGTACCAGTTAAGCCTGTCTCATTTGAAAGGAGAAGAAAAAAGCAGATCATGCCCAATGGAGGTTGAACATCGTGAAAGCCCTGAACCCAAATATATAGGAGGATACTAATCCCATGAGCCCTTGCAAAAACTGCCGAAGCCCCGGTCTACACCCCAGAACCTCGGCAATTGTCCATATGACTGTAAATCTTAACACCTGCTGTGGAT